TTGTTTTTGTTCGGTCATAAAGAGTGCTCCTTCGTGTATTTATTATAGATTATATGACCTTAAAAAATCTGTCCAGTTAATTGTAACCTATCCAAAAGCTTCTTTCATCATGAATGATGCAACACTTGCTTCTCTTAGAAAGCTGAAGGATAATAACGGAGCATATATCTGGCAGCCTTCTTACAAGGAAGGAGAACCAGACAGAGTGCTTGGTTATGCCGTTAATACTTCTTCTTTTGCACCGATCAATGCGATTGCTTTTGGTGATTACAGCTACTACAACATTGGTGACCGTGGTTCTCGTTCTTTTGGAGAACTTCGTGAGCTTTTTGCAGGAAATGGAATGATCGGTTTTCTTGCAAAGGAAAGAGTGGATGGAAAACTGGTACTTCCAGAGGCAGTGAAGGTGCTTAAGCTCAAGGAAGATACAGCATCTGCTGGCAAAGCCTAAAAACAAATAACAGTGGCACTTTATGACCGCGAATTCCAGTCATAAGGTGTCACATTCTTTTAAGAGGTGGTGATTGATATGATCGTTGGTCTTGATGAGATGAAAGGGTATCTTCGTGTGGACTTTGATGAAGATGATGCGTTAATTGAAAACTTCATAGAAACCGGGCAGAACCTCTGTGCAGACGTCGCCAGATTATCTGTAGATGAACTTGGGAAAATTCCATCCTTTAAGATAGCGGTGATGTATGCCGTAGCTTATCTATATGAACACCGAGAAGATGCAGACCACCATCAGCTTACGATTTCTCTTCGTTCACTTCTTGAAGGTGTGAGAAGGAGCGTGTTCTGATGAATATTGCACTTTTGAATGTGAAGATCAAAGTTCAGGAAAATGAAGTGGCAGTTGATAAAATTGGCAATCACAAAAGTGTCTGGAAGGATTTCTATCAATGTTATGCCACTGTCAGTGGTGAGGGCGGTTCTGAAAAAGCTGTGGCAGGTCTTATCGTGGATGATTCGGATATTTCTTTTACCGTGAGATGGTGCAGGAAATTAGCAGATCTTGATGTAACAAAACACAGGATAATCTTTGAGGGGATAACCTACAATCTTGTATCCATTGACCATATGAATTTCAAGAAGAAATGTCTGAAACTGAAATGTGAGAAAGAGAGGAAGAAGTAATGGCAACAAAGATCGATAACCTTGCCAATGAGATTATGGAAGGTTTAAAAGAATATGCAGACCTTGCTTCTGATGATGTAAAAAAAGCTGTCCGGAAAGCTGGAAATACCGTAAGAAAAGAGATATCTGAAAATGCACCAAAGGATACAGGTGCTTATGCGAAGAGCTGGTCGGTGAAGAAAACAAAGGAAACATCAAACTCTCTTGAAGTAACTGTGTATTCAAAGAATCGGTATCAGCTGGCCCATCTTCTGGAACACGGTCATGCAAAACGAGGTGGTGGAAGAGTGGCAGCAAGACCACACATTGCACAGGCAGAACAGTCCGCAGTAGAAACACTGGATTCTGAAATAGCGAAAGCACTGGGAGGTCACTGATGGATAAGATATTACAGATGCTTGATGAAATGGGTATTCCTTTTGCATATGATCACTTTGCAGAAGGTGAAAGTCCAGATCCGCCATTTATCTGTTACCTCATTCCAGGAACAGATCATTTCTCAGCGGATGGAAAAGTGTATCAAAAGATCAATGAAATTCATATTGAACTTTATACCGATTTCAAGGACTTGTCGGTAGAAGACAAAGTGGAAACCGTGCTGGATAAGTACGGTGTTTTTTATGACCACACAGAAACGTGGATTGAAAGTGAAAAAATGTACGAAGTCCTATATTCATTTGAAATGGAGGCATAAAGCTATGGCGAATAAAGTAATATACAATCTTAAAAATGTTCATGCGGCAAAGCTGACAAAAGGTGAAGATGGAAGTTACACATACGAAACACCAAAGGCAATTCCAGGAGCAGTAAGCATCAGTTTGGATGCAGAGGGGGATTCTTCTCCGTTCTATGCAGACGGCATCGTATATTTCCGTTCGGTATCCAATAACGGATACAGCGGTGATTTGGAAATTGCACTGATTCCGGAATGGTTCAGAACAGATATTCTGAAGGAAGAACTGGATAAAAATGGGGTTCTTGTTGAGAACTCAAATATTACAGAAACGGAGAAGTTTGCACTTCTGTTTGAGTTTGACGGAGATGTGAAGTGCATCCGTCACGTTTTATATAACTGCTCTGCATCTCGTCCTTCTATTGAGTCTGAAACTAAAGAGGACACGATTGAACCGGGAACAGAGACGTTATCTCTTACAGCAGATCCAAGAGAAGATGGTCTCGTTAAATCAAGAACCGGAGATACCACTACGGATGCGACTTATAGCGATTGGTATAAAGCAGTATATGTTCCTGTTGCGAAGACAGCACAAGTTGTAAACGGAGGTGAATAAAGATGCTTAAGAAATTCATTAAAATCGGGGATAAAGATGTGGCATTTCGTTCCTCGGCTACAGTGCCAAGATTATACCGTGCAAAGTTCAAAAGAGACATCTTTAAGGACTTAGCAAAACTGGAAAGTTCATATAAAGGCAGTAAAGAAGAGGGCGAAGAGTTCGCAATCGATGATCTTGAGATTTTTGAGAATGTGGCATATATCATGGCATATCACGCGGATAATACGATACCGGATAATATTGATGACTGGCTGGATCAGTTTGAGATGTTTTCAATCTATGAAGTGCTGCCAGAGATTCTTGCTCTTTGGGGTACGAATCTTGTAACAGATATTGAGTCTAAAAAAAACTTAAACGCAGTAGCCGGGAGATGACCACGCCATTATTCCTCCTGCGCTGCCTTGAGATAGGTATTTCCATCGGAGATCTGGATTATCTGACGATTGGAATGGTGATGGATATTTGGACGGAGAAGGCAAATGACTCTGTGAAATATGATAGCTTAGCAACGCAGGAGGATTTTGATAAGTTCTAACGATTATGCTCGGAAGATGCCGGGCTTTTTATATGCAATTTTTGAAGGAGGTAGACGCCAATGGCAAACAGAATCAAAGGTATCACTGTCGAAATTGGCGGTGATACTACCAAGCTGCAGACAGCTCTTAAAGGAGTTAACGGTCAGATTAAAAATACGCAGTCTGCATTAAAGGATGTAGAAAGACTTCTAAAACTGGATCCGACCAATACAAATCTGCTTGCTCAGAAACAGAAACTTCTGACACAGGCAATTGGAGAAACAAAAGAGAAACTGACAACCCTGAAAACTGCTGCACAGCAAGCAAATGAACAGCTGCAAAGGGGTGAGATTACTCAGGAGCAATACGATGCACTGCAAAGGGAAATTGCCGCAACAGAGGCAGAACTTAAAAGGCTTGAATCACAGGCATCCAAGACCAATCAGACATTGACAAAGATTGGTGAGGTTGGCGGGAAATTAGAAAATGCCGGAGATAGTATTGCAAATGCCGGAAAGAAAGTATCTGTCGCATCAGCGGCAGTTACTGCGATGGGCGGTGCTGCTGTAAAGACTGCAGCGGATTTTGAATCTTCCATGAGCCAGGTACAGGCAACAATGGGAATTACTAAGAATTCCATGTCCAAGGTGAACGGTCAGTCTGTTAACACAATGGATACATTATCTGACCTAGCAAAGACGATGGGTGCCAAGACTGCCTATTCTGCAAGTGAGTGTGCGGAAGCTCTTAATTACCTGGCGCTTGCCGGATATGATACGCAGGAAATGTGCGATACCCTGCCAACCGTTCTGAACTTAGCGGCCGCAGGAAATATCGATCTTGCATCTGCATCCGACATGGTAACGGATGCCATGTCTGCACTTGGACTAAAAACCAAGGATGCCGATAAGATGGTGGATCAGATGGCAAAAACCGCATCCAGCACAAACACATCGGTAGGTCAGCTTGGTGAAGGAATCCTTACTATCGGTGCAACAGCAAAGTCTGTCAAAGGAGGAACCGCTGAACTTAATACGGCACTGGGTATCTTAGCCAACAACGGTATCAAAGGAGCAGAAGGCGGTACGCATCTTCGAAATGTTATTCTGTCTTTGCAGAATCCAACAGATGGTGCAGCCAAAACAATGGAAAAGCTTGGGGTTAAGACTTATGACTCTGAAGGCAATATGCGTTCATTAAATGATATTTTGGGTGACCTGAATAAATCAATGGACGGTATGACATCTGCGGAAAAGGCGAACATCATAGCAACTATTTTTAACAAAACAGATCTTGCATCGGTTAATGCACTGCTTGCCAATACCGGAGATACCTGGACAGATCTTCAGACAGCCATTGAAAACAGTGGTGGGGCAGCACAGCAGATGGCGGATACTCAGCTGGATAACTTAAAGGGACAGCTTACCATTTTGAAATCTGCCGTGGAGGGATTTGCTATTTCCATCGGTGAAACACTGATGCCGATGGTAAAAAATATCGTTTCAAAGATTCAGTCCTTCGTCAGGGATTTCGCTTTTAACTTTTTTATCTATGCATTTTTATAAATAATCCAGTTATCAGCATTCCATCTGCGGTTA